AGGATTGATTTTGAAACTAACGCTACAATTATGCCAGATAAAGAATGGGTTAGAGTAGGTGCAACATTTACTACTTCTCCTAAGCTTAGTAATAATGGAGACCCTGAGGATAGAAGATATAAACCTCAAGTATTGGAATGGCATGCTAATCAAGGTTCTGGCTTCAAGTTTGTTATAGATAAAGAGTCAGATTTAGATGAAGTATTAGAAAGATATGTAGATAAGTTTGATATACCTAGCGGTAGGGTTTGGTTAATGCCTTGTGCTGGTAGTCGAGCTGAGCATATTGAGAAGGCTCCTATGGTAGCAGAGTTAGCTAAAAAGTATCGCTTTAATTTTAGTCCCAGATTACATTTACTTGTGTGGGACATGGCGTTGAAGGTATGAGAATCGTTGCTACTAATGGTTGTTTTGATATTATACATGCTGGGCATGTTCAATATTTAAATGAGGCTAGGTCATTAGGAGATAAGCTTATTGTTGGTCTAAACTCAGATAAGAGTGTCAGACAACTTAAAGGAGAAGATAGACCATATAATACTGAGCAAAATCGCGCAGAGGTTCTTCTTGCATTAGAGAGTGTAGATCAAGTTATTATATTTGATAGTATTGATTGTCGTGGTTTCTTAAAAAGAGTGCGACCTGACATATATGTTAAAGGTGGAGATTATACTATAGATACTCTACCTGAATGTGAGAGAGAGACTATTCTTAGTTGTTGCAAAGAAGTAAGAATTCTTAAAAAATACGATAGTCTTTCTACATCTCAAATTATTGAAAAATTACGATTAACAGATAAATAGAAGTATGAGGATTGCAATCAGCGGTACAGCTTGTCAAGGTAAGTCGACTTTAGTTAAAGATTTCTTAGAACAATGGCCAAGCTATACTACTCCAGAAAAGACTTATAGGGATATTATCGCTGAAAATAATTTAGAACACTCTTCTAAAACAAATAAAGAAACTCAGCGTAAAATCCTAGATTTTCAGATTGAAGAACTACAGAAATACCGCAACGGGGATAATGTTCTTTTTGATCGTTGTCCTTTGGATAATTTAGTTTATAGTATGTGGGCTTGTGAACAAGAAGGTAATGACATCGATGAAGAGTTTGTTAGTTCGTGTTTACCTTTAGTTAGAGAGAGTTTTAGAAACTTAGATATTATCTTTTTTGTACCTATAACAAAGGCAGCTCCTGTTAGTATAGTTGAGGATGGTGTAAGAGACACTAATCAACGAGTAATTGAAGAGATAGACTATATCTTTAAAGCTGTTCACAGAGATCATGAACATAATCCTAAAACAAATATCTTTGTAGTTGACGACAAACCTGCCATTATAGAGGTGTTTGGAGACCGTAGAGAAAGAATCGAAATAATTAAATTATATATCGATGCAGAAGGAGATGCTTTACAACCCGGTAATCTTATTGATGACGATACTCTTGAAAGTATGGAAAAAATGAACGATTTGTGGGATAAAGTAGACCCAGAGGAAGGATCAGTTCTTAAAAAAGAAATAGAGAAGCATAAAGAGAAGCACAAACGATTAAATACTTAAATGAAAGAGTATGATAAGGTTTGTGAAAAGTACATGATTAAAAAGGTACGCTCTTTTTATCCGCGCAAATTAGAGTTATCACCAGAATTTCTTGAAGCGTTTAAAGCTGAATATGCTCGTTTAGTAGAAACGGGACAAAACAGACGTACTCTTCTTGAGAGAATGCGTAAAGCATTAACGTTTCATCTTTAATTTTTCTAATACTTTAACAATATACTTTAATATTTCTGATCGTACGATCTCGAGTTCAGTAAATTTAAAGCCAAATAGCCCGAACTCTTTAGATTCTGCAGTATTAAATGCGTTAAATATAGCTTTAAAACCTGACTTATTACCAATATCGCTTTGTTGAGTATCTCCAACTACAATATACTTAGAATTCTCCCCAAATCTAGTTAAAATTGTAGTTAATTCTTCTCTAGTAAGATTTTGAGATTCATCTATAATAACACACGCGTTTTTAAACGTTAAACCTCTTGTATAATTAACAGGTACACACTTTACATACCCTTCAGTCATTAGATTGTTTATAGTTGGCTTGTCTAATAGTTCATTAAGCTTTTCTAAAAGAGGTAAACTCCACGGAAGAAACTTCTCTTCTACCTCTCCAGGGAGGGAACCCATACTCTTAGAAGCTGATTCTACAACACTACGTATATATACAATTTCTTCTATTTTTTGAGTACGCAATAATTGTAAAGCTACAAAAACAGCTAGATAAGTTTTAGCTGAACCAGCTGGCCCGTCAATCATACACATTTTACATGCTTCTTTAAAACATATATCTAAAAATTCATCATGTGCTTGAGTTAGTGTATACTTTTGAGAAATATTAAAACTTAAAAATGTATTCTTTTCAATACTCTCTGCAATTTCGGTATCGTTTATTTTTGTCTTTTTTGAGATCTTTCTAGCACCAACCTGCTGTGTTTTAGACATAGGCGTAACCCTTCCTTTTCTTGCCATATATTAATATTTATTTGATTTTTTCAATTATACTACTAAAATATATATGATGAGAATATTGCTCGCATGTTTATCCTATAGAGAGTTTACTGGTTCAGAGATATATTTTTATGAATTAGGTTCCGCTTTAAGAGATGCTGGTCATGATGTGTCTATATACTCTCAATTTACTAATGGACCATTAGTAAACAAAACTACAGATATTTCTTTCCCTACAAAAGATATAATTACTAAAGAAAATTATGATTTACTTATATTTTCTCATGGTAGAATTATATGGGAATATATTAAGGACGTAAACGCTAAAAAAATTATTAACGTCATACACTCTGAGGTTATAGATTTAGAGCAACCAGTAATAAACGATAAGATTGACTTATATGTAGGTATAAGACCTTCTATAGTAGATTATATAAATTCTTTCGATGTTAATAAACCAGTTAAATTAATTTACAACCCGTTTGATTTAAAGCGGTTTAACTCTAAAAATTGTAAAAAGAAAAACAAAAATAAAGAAAAGGTAGTATTATTTCCTGGTAGCCTAGATTATTTACGTTATCAACCCTTAAGGTACTTATTAGATTTATCTGTCAAACAAAATTTTAAAGTATTACATGTTGGAAGAAACGATTATAGTACTGTACATCCGAATTTTTCGACTCAAGAGCCACGATGGGATGTAGAGACTCTTTACAAAGAGTGTGACATTGTTTCTGGTATATTTTTAGGTCGTACTTCTATAGAAGGTTTGTTAGCTGGTAAGCGAGTTTTACAATTTGATGTAGATAAAACTGGTAAAATTAAAAAAGTATATTGGCATACAGAAGATAACTTAGATAAGTTCGATAAACACGTCATCGCAAACGAGTTTTTAAATATATGACTTTAACTGATATATACAATTCCCCAGATTTGTCTGAAACTGGGTTTACTGGTGGTGGAGATAAAGGTACTCACCATACGTATATACCTGTATATGAGAGAATATTAGAACCTTATAGAAATAAAGACATCTCTTTATTAGAAATAGGAATAGCGCAAGGTCAATCATTGAAATTATGGAAAGAGTATTTTAATGACAATAGTAAAATACTAGGGGTTGATGTGAACCCGGAGTGTTCAAAGTATAAACAATCAAATATTGACGTTATAATTAACTATGCTCATGTTCCTGAAAATTATACTAACAAAACATTTGACATTATTATTGACGATGGCTCGCATGTTTTCGAAGATCAGGTTTTATGTTTTAATTTATTATTCTCTAAGCATTTAAATAGTGGTGGTATTTATATCATAGAAGATATTATTAAATTTGACAAAGTACAACCCCAATTTCAAAAACTTCACCACTCTTTCCAAATATTAGATCGACGAAACCTGCATTATGATTATATTAGATGGAATAAAGATTATAAAAACTGGCCGATAGATACTACTAATGAACCACCTATAGGTCATGATGATGTAATGGTAATATACAGAAAATGAAAAATCATAAATTTTATATAGTGACTCTATGCTACAATTGCGAAGAATATATTAACGATTGTTTAGAGTCGATTGTTACTCAGCAATATGATAATTACAAAGTAATTATTATTGATGACGCTTCGTCTGATGGTACAGTAAAGCGTATTAAAGATTTTTTAAATAAACATAATCATTTTAATGACAGGTTTAATTTAATAGAAAATTCTGAACGCAAAGGCCCTCTTGCAAACCATATCCAATCTTTAGAGGTTGAAGAGATTAAAGATAATAATATAATTCTTCATTTAGATGGAGATGACTTGCTTACATGTAGTACTTCTTTATCTATAATTAACAAAAACTACGCTAATAACCCTAACCATTTAATATCTTATGGTAATTATGAGTCAGCTACTGGTAAAGAGAGTATATGTAAGCCGTGGCAGTCAAACATTTCAGTGTCAGAGTATATTGCCCCTATAGGGTGGATATTTTCCCATATTCGTACGTTTAAGTATATGCTATGGAAACATATTGATAAAAAATTAAGTTTTTACGACGAAGAAGGAAAAATTTTTACTAGCGCAGGGGATGTAGCTATAATGAAACCATTGCTAGAATTAGCAGGTCGAAAACGTACAATGTTTTTTAATAAAAAAATGTATTATTACCGAGATAATACATCTCTTAATGAACATAACGATCATTTGCATGATCAAGTTAGATGTGCTTTACAAATTGCTAGTAAGCCACAATATAGTTTATTAAATGATTAATCTTTATAAAATTTACTAAATGATTAATTTTTACTTTCCTAGATGGTTTTTCCCTAATAATTTAGGAGATAGTATTGTGTCGACGTTCATACCTAAGTTACTTAATTTTCACTTTAAAGAAGATATAGAAGTAGTTACACACGGGGAAGATATGGTAGAAGTCTTCAAGAATGTTCCTGGGGTGGTTAATGTTAGACAACCGTATGCAAATGAAATAAAAAGTATACCTGATTGGATACACTTCAAACCAGATTCAACTAATTTTTCTGTATACCCTGAATGGCACCCTAATACTTGGAAGCTGTGGGGGGAAAATTTCGATAAATTTTATAAACACCCTACAGCTAATTTAATTACTTTATCATATTTATTACAACTTGGTCTTGAGAGTTATATCAATACAGATTACGACCTATCGCCTTGTGTTATACCGAGCAAGAAAAAGCCTATATTGTCTGATAAAATAAATATTGCTATAGTACCCGCTGACAAATTAAGTGGGAGAGCTACACCTCACCCAGGGTGTGATGGGAATGGTTATAGATTAAATGGTCCGCGTGGACTTAAAGACTGGCGTGCAATTGTTCAGTACTTAAAATCTAATATAGATTGCACTATATATGAATTTTCCCCGAAGTTTTTAAGCATAGGAGATAAGCACATACCTCATATAAAATCCTACGTCGATCTCGCGACGTTTTGCCGAGGTTTTGATTTTGCTGTTCTATCTGATGGTGGTATGCATCATATTTTTAACTCTCAAGATGTGCCTGTTTATTTACTAGGAACCCAAAAAATAAACAAACCATATTTTTTCAAATTAAAAAATGGTATATATAATGAGAGTCTCTTTAATAAATGTATGTGTAGTAAAAAACAAAATTTAATTGGTATAAAAGGTTGGACCGACCTAGATTCTCTATGTAATTTAACTTGCGAAAAGGTAAACCCGATTGATATTGCTCATAACATAACAGAAATTATACATGAAACGCGCTCTATTTAACATTAATATTGGCCCAGAACGAGATCATTGGAAAAAATGCATTAGATCTCAAAACTTATATTGCAAAAAATACGGAATAGATCACTACATCTCCCGCAAACCAGCGATTAATTTTCGTTGGGCGCGTAATTGGTTAGAAAATACATTTTTTGAAAAGTATCAATGCTTGTATTTGTTTGAAAAAGGGTATGACCAGGTTTTATATCTTGATTGTGATGTAATGATTACTCCCACAGCAACAAATATTTTCGACGAATACGATAATACTGATACCTTTTATGCTTTCGAAGAATCTCATGAGGTAGGAATTATAGGAGAGACGCTATACGGGCAAAAAGCTGATATAATGGATAGAGATCCTTATGTAAATAGGGTACTAGCAAACAATATTGATATTAATTGGAAGAAAAACAAACATTCTAAATATGAATATTATAATGCAGGTATACAATTATACGGTAAAAATAGTATAGACCATATTAAAGATAGAGAGAAATTTTGTTCTTTACGTAACCTAAACAATATATATGATTTTGGAGATCAAACGTATATTAATACTCTTTTACAAAAATATAACGTAAAAACTCAAAGTATTAATTATTCGTACAATAGGATGTCTTTTAAGGATAGAGATCTAAATGGTAATAGATACAAGGCGAACTTTATACATTACTCAGGTCCTTGTTTGTATGGTATACAAGAACCGTTTGATTTTACAGAGCAAAATAAAGTAAACACTATACACACAGATTATAAAAATTTATACGAATAATGAAGATAAACTTCGTTGATACAAACACCGGTGATGGTGCATATGCGAATATGCATTGGCCTCAACCAGAAATAGAATATATTAAACCACCGATTACAGAATGGTCGGGAGTTACAGTGTTTACTGATGAACAATGCTTTACAAACATACCGGATCAAATTAATAGTAAATATAAAGTCGCTTGGGCATTTGAAAGTCCTGTTATCAAACCGTATGTATATAATAATATACCCTCCCTATTAGATAAGTTTGATAAAATTTATATATGTAACCCAGAATTTTATAACAACAATTCTAAAATAAGTAAGTTAGAATTCGGTGCTTGTTGGATTCCAGAGTCTCACTGTCATATTTACCCAAAGTCTAAGTTATTATCTATTGTTGCTTCAAACAAAACCTTTGCTCCAGGTCATAATTTTCGACATGAAATTATAAAACATAATATACACCCAGAATTAGAATTGTGGGGATCAGGATATAGGTGGTTTAGCGATGAACCCGATGGTCGTGTATTACCATTTAAAGACTACATGTATGTTATTGTTGTAGAAAACTGCATCTACCCTGGTTATTATACAGATAAAATTATTGATTGTTTTGCTGCAGGCTGTATACCTATATACTGGGGCTGTCCGCTAATGGAAAACCGCTTTAATAACAAAGGTTATTACACATTTCAAACAATAGACGAATTAAAAACAATAATATCTAAAATCTCTATTGAGGACTATTATAGCAAAATGGATTATATAAGAGAGAACTATAAATTATTTAAGAAATATGCATCCCCGGATCGAAATTTAGTAGATGCATTAAAAACAGACGGTTTTTTGTGAGAAAAAAAGTTTTAGTCGCAGGTTTTTTTGATTTATTTCATAGTGGTCACGTAAAGTTTTTCGAAAATTGTACGAAATATGGAGATGTGTATGTTTCTATAGGGTCAGATGAAAATAGTATTCTTAATAAAAATAAAAAACCTATTTATTCGGAGGAAGAAAGACTATATTTAGTTAAAAGTTGTAAGTATGTAACTGACGCTACTATCAGCTATAACTCTACTGATAGTCTTTCCTTTAAAGAATATTTACATACATTAAATCCGGATTTTTTTATAATTAATGAAGATGGGCATTCTCAAGAAAAAGAAAATTTATGCAAACAACTAAATATTGAGTATATTATTCTTAAAAGAGAACCCAGAGACGGATTACCAGTTAGGTCAAGTTCGTTGATACGAGAAATCGATCATATTCCTCTTAGATTAGATATAGTTGGTTTTTACGATCAATTATTTTTTAATTCTGTTATTCCAGGTAGTGTTATATTAGCAAATATACAACCACTACCTGTTGAAGATAGGAGCGGAATGTCATCCTCTACACGTAAAGTTATACACAAAGTTTTCGGTAACAGGCTTCCCACTAACATGAATAGCAAAGACCTAGCGCGTTGTATATTTGCTATCGAAAACCCACCGGGGTCAAAATATATTTCTGGGGTAGTAGATCAATTAGGTATTTGTCTACCTGGTATAAATAAGCTTTATTTTGATAATAATTATTGGCCTAGTCAGATTGACTCTATTACAGACCCTAGTATTTTACATTGGTTAAGTAACCACTTATTCCTTAAACAAACATCTCCTAGACCGACGAATTATGACGTCATTACTGGTAATGAAAATTTTGACCCTAATCTTATCAAGCAACAATCTGCTTTAGGAGATAAAATATGGGACGATATAAAAAACAAAGATCTTGCAAGTTTGAGTCAACACGTAAACGAGGTTCATGTAACACAAAAAACAATAATACCGGGATATGAAAGTAAATATATAAAACCTATTGTTGCTGAAACTAACGAGAAGCATCTAGGTTGTAAGATTATGGGTGCTGGTGGTTATGGTTATCTTATGGTTGTAACCGATAACCCAACAACTGATTTAATCTCAATTAATATTAATGAAAAATAGTTTTATAAGTACAATAGACGAAATAATAGAGTCAAGTAAATTAGTTGAGTTCGATATAAAGGGATTTAATCATGATTTTTTGAGAACCGAGCTTCACTTTAAATGGTTAGCAAAGTATATAGGAGTACACAAACCTAAGAAAAGTTTAGAATTAGGTCGCCGTGAAGGAAATAGCATATACGCAATGGCTTATTATTTACCTGACGACTGCTTTCTAGATTCATATGATCTAAACATGGAAGGTAATGTCGTAAATAAACCAAATGTTAATATACAATCGTATAATGGTAATTATTCTAAATTAAATCTAAATGATTATAATTTTATTTTTGTAGATATTAATGGTGGAGGAGAGAAAGAATACGAAATATATAATCAAGCAAACGAACAAGGATACGAAGGTATAATTGCTTGGGATGACGTAGGTAGTCAGTGGGTTAAAGATGAACACTTTTGGGACTTATTATCAGAAGATATAAAATATAAAGCTCCTTTGCATGGAGAACATTTTGGATTTACATACCATGAAAAAAGATAAGTGCGTAATTTGTAATACAGATACTCAATATGATGAATTTACTCATATTGATATGAGATATTATTATATAGAAGGGTGCGGTCAGTTATGCCCTAAGTGTTATAACGATACATATGAAAGTAGCAGCGACAATGCCTATAAAGAACGGTTTGAAAATACTACCTAGTATATGTTTTTAATTTCTCATAGAGGAAATCTCACCGGCCCTAACGCTAAACTAGAAAACACTCCGTTACAAATACAACAAGCCCTAGATTTAGGTTATAATTGTGAAATAGATGTGTGGTATGTTAACGACCAATACTACTTAGGTCATGATGAACCTAAGTATAAAGTATCAGAGTA